ATACGAAGATTGTCGTAGAGAATATGTAGAATCACGCAGACTTAATAAGAATCATAGTGGTCACAAACATGAAGATGGAACAGATCGTCATCTTTGGAATGGTGTAAGTCCTGGAATGTGGGATGAAAAAGAGTGGTATGATTATTGTGAATCTAAAGTTGGTCGTGAAGAACTACTCCGAATGCATCCAGAAGCTGCAAATACTTCATTAGAGGAGTTTTTCGGATAATGTGTGCAGTCGTTGGTGCTTTCATTAAAAACGCAACTGCTGAAGACTTTGATATGCTACAGCGTGTATTCTTTGAATCTAAAATTCGAGGAATGCATGCAACAGGTATTTCTTATGTGAAAGGTGGAAAAGTTATCACAGAAAAACATCCACTTCCAGCAAATCAATTTCCATTCAATTTTAAAGAGTATGTAAATGAAGATGGCAATTTATACCTTATTGGTCACTGTCGTTATAGCACTAGCGATTTAGAATATAATCAGCCAATGGCAACAGATACTAAGAGTATCGTTCATAATGGGGTTATCTCTCAAGAACTACCAGAAAATTGGGAGAAACTTTATGGTTATAAATGTATGACCAAAAATGATAGCGAATTGATTCTATACTCAGATAACCCACTTGAAGAATTTGCAGAAATGTCCATGGGTGTTTGCGAATTAAATGCAAACAAATCAATGAGAGTTTATCGCAATGGTAAACGTCCTTTATATTTGACATCTATGGAAAATGGATGTATAATTACTTCTACATCTGATATCGCTAAACGTGCAAATGTTGATGGCTCTTGTGCAGAAATATTAATGAATACCTATTTAACTTTTGATGAACATTTTGCTATGGTTGTTCGTACAGTGACTATACCTAATTCCAAGGATCTTCAACAATATGAAGTTTGTTAATTCTACGAAAGTAGAAGAAATTATTAAAAATTCACCAGCTGGAAAAAATACAAAATTTTTATCAGCTGCACATTCTTTATGGATTAGATTTCATAACTATGAAAAATCATTACCTATGGCGTATGAAGTTGATGGTGAAGTAGTCTCACTAATCTTTGCTACTTTTAATAGAGATGGTTACGCAAATCTTTATGAGATTGTAACTGTTGAGGGTAAAGAGGGTAAAGGTTATGCATCAAAATGCTGGGAAGCATGGATAAAATATGCTGTGGAACAAAGAGGTTCTAAACGTCTTAAGATTTCATGCACTCCGTCTTCAGTGACATGGCATTATCGTAATGGTCTAATTTTTTGGGCAGTTGACCCAACTGGAAGTCTTCGTTCTGATCAACCGTTATTTGCTACTCGTGAAGAACAAATTGCATATAGAGATAATGCAATAGTAAATCCTCTTTCTGCATTACCACCATATAAAGCCAGAGAGCAATTTCTAGCAGAAACATTAGAAAATTATAACTGGGGTGAGAAAAAGAAAATGAAGACACAAGATGCTATCGATTCAGTTGGAAAAGCATGGCTTCGAGAAGCATTAATGGAACAACCATCACTTGAAGAATTCTTAGTATAGTGGATTATCGATTAAAAGAAAACCGAAGAGAAGCATTTATTCGCTGGTGGGTTTGGTCTATCAAGTATGATGACTGCGACCCAGCTGTGTGGTGCACTAATTATCTCAATAAGAGATATGAGCATAATGACGAACAACGTCTTTGGTTATGTTGGTTATATGGTAACACTTATTATCTTCCAACTGCATGGATTTTAATGAACGAGTTTCCTGACTTTGAGTTAGCAACAGTTGATAGAATGGAACAGTGGAACACCGCAAATTATAAACGATTAAGGTATCAGACTGATACTAAATGGAATAAAGGTCATCTACCTGCTATGTTTGAATCATATCAAAAATTTATCGGTGACCAATCACAAAGAGAAGTATTGGAGAGATATTATGGAGATAACGAGAAAACAAATTTTACAAATCTTTGGAATGCACTTAAAAGCAATCTGCATAAGTTTGGTCGTTATAGCACTTGGTTTTATCTTCAGCATCTTAAGCATACTGCTAATATTAGGATCGATCCTACTTCTCTTATGTTGGACGACTATGATGGCAGTCGTTCTCATCGTAATGGGCTTGTTATGTCCATCGGCAAAGATGACTGGTATGATATTAAACTTTCATCAGCAGAGTACGGATATCTTGAGAGCGAAGCACGTGAGATTGTTGAAGAGGCGAAAAATAGGTATCCAGAAATAGCAGAACATTTAAACTTTTTTACAATGGAAACCTGTTTATGTTCATTTAAGAAAATATTTCGTGCACATCACGGTCGATATCTTGGATATTATCTTGACCGACAAGCTGAAGAAATTATGCAGTGTGAAAAAGATGGTTGGTATGGTATTGATTGGGATGTATTATGGCAAGCTAGAAATGAAACTATAGATTTAAGATTAGATCACAAATGTGGTATTGATAAAGAACAATTCAGTAGTTTTATCAATACAGGAAGAATTGATAAACTTGAATGGTTGTTTGATGATGAACAACCAGCACTTGTAGGATTGGAGATGTTTTTATGATAACAAATAATGTTAGTGAATCGCCATATAATGACGACTGCATCAATAATGCATTGGAGAAATATTCGTTAAATTATATAACAGTATCGCATAAAGTTGCTGAGCATGAATTTCTTAAATTAAAAGAATCCACACCAGATTATGCCGATCATATTAAACAAAATTTAACACAAAAAGCTACTGAAGAAGTAGCTAAAAAATTAACATTTACTAAAAAGTTTGATAAAGACTTAGATGTTCACCATTTCAATGGTCGTGTTTGGGTTTTTACTGATGATGAACTGAAACATTTAATTAAAGAGGCTATTCATGCAGGATAAAATTGCGATTCAAGATAGTATGTCAATACAAATTATTCGTGGTGAACCTAAAAAGAGGAAGTTGATTGCTGTAGGTGGTCAACCTGGAACTGGCAAAACTACTCTATTCCGTAAGTTTATGGAAGGTAAAACTTGGGAACGAGTTGAACCGAAGAAAATGCTACCTGCTTTATATTGTAAAGAGCTAGACTTATATGTTTTAGGTAAGTATGAAGAGGGTGAAACATTTGCTGGTACAGATCGACTTTCCATGGCAGTTCAGCCTGTTGCCCAGTGTTTTGTTTCTGAAACAACTTCTAATATACTATTTGAAGGAGATCGAATCTTTAATCAGTCTTTCTTAGAATTTGCAATGGGGTTACCTAATGTAGAGATGGATGTGGTCTATCTTAAAGCACCTAAGGAAGTATTAACGCAACGTTATACAGATCGTGGTTCAGACCAGTCTGAGCAATTCTTAAAAGGTAGAGAAACTAAATATAGTAATCTACTATCAAATTTTGAACTGATGCCCTATATTACTGAGTTTGACAACACTAACTTAGAGGAGCAGGGAAGGGTTCTTGCATTCTTGGAGCAGAAATTAGCGTAAGAGTGTAGACCTTTCTAGGAAAAAATGAAATTCCTAGAAAACGCAAACTACGATTGGATGGAATTGCTCAATTTTTACGAGCGTCCGTTCAGGGCTAAACTTGTTCCAGCAAAAGTATGGAAAGATTTAGATCGTTATAAAAACGACCCTAAAGGTCTTTCCAACTATTTCCGTAAATGGCGAACTAAAATAGAATTTCGTAAAGAAACCTCTAAAGCCAAAAAATATTTAACTTATCTGGCTTGTGGTGGTGCTTATGATCCTGAAACCAGACAATGCGAAATTCATATCTACACTAACAACTTCCATTCATATAAATTCACTAATAGATCATGGGATAAATTTAAATATCGTTTGATTCAGATTCATATGCATGAATTAATCCATTTTATGCAGTTCGATAGGCGTAATGATCAATGGAGTAATTATGTGGTTCCATTTAAGAAAGTTGTTCATGAAAAGAAAAACGAAGAAAGAAGATACCTTTCTGAATTTGATGAGATTCAAGCATATGCGCACTGCACTTATCTTGATTTTAAAACGTTTAGACCCAATTATACAATAGAAGAGTTATTATTAAGAGCTAGAGATTATAAAGACTCTAAAACTCTTTACTACTTCCTAAACACATTCAATTATGACTATAAAAATAACGTTGCTATTCAAAAGATTATGCAACAAATAGTCAAGTGGGATAGAAAATATACAAGAAAGATTAGAGCTTTTCGTACTCCTAAATAATTCAGGAATGTGTTGACATTTTATCAATATTCCTGTATAATTACATTTATATTTACTAATAGGGTTACGTGAAATGCTAGATTTTAAATCTTTCATAAAAGAAGAAACCGTGTTACTGGAAAAAGCGTTATCTGCTTCTGCAGAAAGCGATGATAAAGGTAAATTACACGAACTTCTTCTTGCAAAATATCTACATCCAGATACAAAACTCCCAGACCACCACCGATCAGAATCTGAAAATTTAGATCACGCTGGCACTCCACAACAAGTGCACGATCGTCTAAAACAAAAAGTTGGTGATGGTGTATATAATGAGATTGATTCTCACGCTAAACAGACAGCTGGTGAGATTCATAAACACCTTAAAGATAACGGACATGTTGGTTCAAATGGTCATCATATCGGTAGTGTATTTTGGTCATCAAATGCTGATAAAGCTAATACTGCTGGTGATCATGAAAAGACTACTGGCGTTAAAGACATAAATTCTAATGCTGATCTTATTGTTAGATTCCATGATAAAAATGGTAAAACAGCTGGACACTTTGGTATTTCTGCCAAGTATGGTTCACAAGAACCTAACTATCGTAATCCAGGACTAGATGCTATGGAAAAAATGGCAGGGATTGAAACAGGAACATTTTCTAAACATATGGACGACCATAAAAAAAGAATGGATGATCTTCAGTATCATGGTTCTGCTGATAATAGAAACTATCAAACTAAAGTAGATGAATTGTCATCTGGTGGTATTGATAAAATTAGGGATGAAGTTCATAAACACGAAAAAATCCTTGCTAGTGGTGGTAAATTAAAACCAAAAGAAAAACTAATGTATGACAACGCAAAAGTATTTGTTGATAATCACGACGCATTAGATAAAAATGGCCAATCTGAATTTATTCGCAAAGCACAATATCGTGCAGAACAGGCTAGAAGTTCTAATGTATTTGCTAGAAAAGAAATTGCAAAACAGTTTCATAGTGCTCTGTCGAAAAAGACACCAGAAGAACTTGCACATATCATCAGAAGTTCTGTCTCTCCACAAACTCATATTCCACATATTATTGCCCACTCAAAAGTTAAAGATGATGGCTCTGCGCATTCTATTGTAAAACACATGCATAGTCTTGCTGATGACCATCTATCTAATTTTGATGTAAATACTTTAAAAGCACATATTGGTTCTGGCACATCTGTAACATTTAAAGCTAATCATTTAAAAACAGGTAAACCAATGAATGTTGGTATGATTAATATTAAATCATCTTCTGGTGCACATAAAGGTTCTGTAGGATCATTTAAATTAAAAGCATAATGGACTCATTTAAAAAATACGTAGATAAAAACAAAAAAGGTTCGTTACATGTCTTTGACATTGACGATACTCTGTTTCATACCACAGCTAAGATTCATGTAAAAAATGATAAAGGTGAAACTGTAGAAAAATTGTCTAACGCTGAATTTAATGACCATCATTTACCTACAGGTCATAGCTACGATTTTAATGAGTTTTCTTCATCTGAAAAGTTTCATGATGAATCTAAACCAATTCATGGTATGTTAAATAAATTAAAAGCAATTCATAATAATATTACTATGAAACCGCAAAGTAATTCTAAAATTATTATGAATACAGCACGTGCAGATTTTGATGATAAAGATAAATTTTTAGATACATTTAGAAAACATGGCGTAGATATTGATAATATACATGTTCACAGAGCAGGCAATATTCCAGGTAATGATTTACCTGCAGCGAAAAAAGTTACTATAATTAAAAAATATCTTGAAAAAAATCCACTAGGTTCTGTTCATATGTATGATGATTCCCATACTAATTTAAAACATTTTGTTAATATGAAACAAGAACATCCAGATGTTGATTTTCATGCATGGCATGTTAAACCAGATGGATCTATTAAGAAGTTTAAAGCTGAGAAATAACAATGTTTAATTTTTTAGATTTTATTACTGAAGCAGATGAAGATGGTTCAAAACTAAAACACATTCATCATGCAGAGGATAGACCTTTGTTACATGGTGAAAAAGGATTTGAGCATGCAGTAGGTGCTCTTTATGGTGCACATCATCATACACTTCAAGGATTAAGTAACAATAAACTTACAATGAAATATGATGGTTCTCCATCAATTGTTTTCGGTCATCATCCAGAAAATGGTAAATTTTTCGTTGCGTCTAAATCAGCATTCAATAAAAATCCAAAACTAAACTACAACGAGAATGATATTGAACAAAATCATGGTCATGCTGCAGGACTTGTTGACAAACTAAAATCAGCATTAAATCATTTACCTAAAGTTGCTCCAAAAAGTGGTGTGTATCAAGGTGATTTGATGTATACTCATGATGATTTAAAACACCATGATGATGGTGATAAAGTTTCATTTACACCAAATACTATTACATATACTGCCAAAGGCGACAAAGCTGCAGCCATTAAAAAATCTAAAATGGGTGTGGTTATTCATACCAAATATGAAGGTGATACACTATCTAAAATGTCTGCGCATCACGATGTTCATCCAGAAGAATTTGGTCAACATCCAGATGTGTTTCATCATACTGCTGCGCACGATTCAAAACAAACTCAATATTCTAAAAAAGCACAAGATAGTTTTCATCAACACATGAGTGCAGCAAAACAACTGCATTATTCTGGTGGTAGCAAAATGTATAAAGCTACAGAGCCACATCATGGTGATGGCAACCATCTAGCAACATATATTAACCAAACAGTTAGAACTGGCGAAGAACCTAGCGTTGATTCTTTCAAAGAACATATTGCTAACAAATACAAAAGTATGGTTAGCAAATTAAAAACTGAGAAATCTCAGAATGCTAAACTAGATGAACTACGTGGACATGTAAAACACATTGAAAAAAATAGAAATCATTATGGTAATCTATTAAAGATGCATGGTCATCTTCAGTCTGCTAAAAACGAATTAGTAAAAAGTCTTGAATCTAATGAAGGTTCATATGAACATGCTATCGGTGGACAAGCATCTAAACCAGAGGGGTTTGTTTATAGTCACACGCATGAGGGTAAAACTGAACCTACTAAACTAGTTAATCGTGCCGAGTTTGCTCGTCAAAATTTACTTAAATCTAGACAGACTGCACCTAAAGATGTTCATCATGTAATAGCATTTGGTCGTATGAATCCTCCAACTGCTGGTCACGAGCAAGTTGTTAATACTCTTAAAGATAAAGCAAAACAAGTTGGTGGCGATCATACATTAATTCTTTCTCACTCTCATGGAACTAAAGATAATAAAAATCCATTAAATCCAGAGCAAAAATTAACACATGCGCGAAATGCATTCCCTGGAACTAACATACAAGTTGCCTCTAAAGATAAACCTACTTTATTACATCATGCTGTTGATTTATATAACAAAGGTGTAACTCATTTACATTTTTCTGGTGGATCAGATCGTCAAGATATGGCTGATATGTTAAGACGTTACAATGGTGTAAAATCAGCACATGGTTATTATAATTTTAAAGATGTTCAATTTCATTCTTCTGGCGAACGTGAAGAAGGTGCTAAAGGTATTGCTGGCATTTCTGGTACAAAATTGCGTGAACTTGCATCTTCTGGTAAGAAAAAAGAGTTTCATTCTAATTTATCATCACAAATGAAACCAGAACATAAAGATGATTTATATAATGATTTAAGAAAAGCTATGAAATAATGAAATATCTTTATTTAACTTTATTATTGGTAATTGGTGGTTGTTCAATTATACTCCCCAAACCACACGATGCAATTATGTTTGATCAAATTGTGTCTATTGATATCTCTGTTAATAAACTTTCGTGCTCAAATAAAGAGTGGGGTGATCTGCTACAAAAAACTGAACATCTTAAACTTTATACAGAATTAAGAGGTGATCCACAGGCACCTGCTATTGCTCAATTACACGAAGCATTACAAAAAGCTAATGTCAGTCAAAATGAAACTTTTTGTAATTCAGTTATAAACATTAACAAAGTTAGAATACAAACTATTGAAAAAGCATGGAAGGGAAGATAAATGGACGTGCTAAAAGAATTAATAGAACATGCAGGAATAGATGGCGTTACTGCTCCATTAGCTAATGAAATGATTGCTATTCGTAACAATTACGAAACAGGAAATCTTTCACGTGAAGAATATGAATATTTAATACAAGAAATTGCAGACGTTCGTGCGCAAGATGAATTGGCTTCTGACGAAGTTGCTTGCCGATGGGTTATTTCTACAGCAAACTTACTACTATCACTTGCATAAATGAGTAATTTTAATGAATTTTTAAGTCTAATGGCTAAAGCTAAAAAGGAAGATCCAGTAGCTATAAAAGCCAAAGAAAAAGAAGACGAAATAAAACAACATATCAAGGAAGATCTTGGTAGTCTGTTCTCGCAATTGTCTAGTTTAAAAAAAGATAAACAACCTGAACATTTAACAGAATATATTATTGATACTCCAATTGGAGAAGTTCCAGAACTAGCTCAAATTGAACTTGTCGGAGAACCATCATTAGATAGATACTTAAAAGCACCTATTTTTAATGAACCTAAAAAACCAGAAGTAGACCTAACAAGAGAGTTACGTGTACTTACTGAGAAGTTTAAATTTATGGAGCAGTGGGTTGGTAAAATAGCCAATGCTGGTCCAGGATCTGGTGCTGCCGAGATTTATAATCTTGACATGCCAACAAAAGTAGTTACTGGTGATTATACAGTAGGAAGAAAAGATTATTATGTTGGTGTTAATGCTGACGTTAAAACATACATAACACTACCAACAGCTGGTGGTAACCTGAAAGATGGTAGAGTAGTAGTTATTAAAGACGAGTCTGGTCATGCACAACTGACACCAATTAAACTTATCGGCACGATTGACAACGACCCAAACGGAGCAGAAATCCGTATCAATAATGGTGCTGTACAACTAATTTACCGTAATGGTTCTTGGAGAATTATATGACATATTTGTTTGATGATGCTATACGTTATGACGATAGTCCTAATCTTGATGCCTTTGGTGGTTTAAGAACCACATCTGCACGTATTATTGGTGAATATAGAATCAATCTTGGTCTTGTAACAGACCTAGAATATGTCTCAGTTACATCTGGTGACGGTGTAAGAACTACCAACTATAATAAAAAACAAATCGAATTAACTACAGGAACTGCTAGTGGTGACCGTGTTGTACACCAGACAAGACAGTACCACCCATATATTGCTGGAACATCAAACAAGTTCTTGATGACATTTAAGATGGATACAGCAAAAAATAATTTAAGCCAAATGGTTGGTGCGTTTGACGATAACAATGGTGTTTTCTTTAGAATGAATGGAACTACCCCAGAGATGGTTATCCGTAAAGGTGGAGTTGATAATGAGGTTGTTGCTCGTTCAGCATGGAATAAAGATCGTCTAGATGGTTCCATGAACGAATTTAACCAATCTGGTATTACAATAGACTTCACCAAGTGTCATATTTTTATTATGGACTATCAATGGTTGGGTGTTGGTCGTGTTCGTGTTGGGTTTGTCATTGACGGAAAACCAATCTACGTTCATGAATTTCTTCATGCGAATAACACTACAGAAGTTTATATGTATGGAGCAAATCTCCCAGTTAGATGGGAACTAAAAAATACTGGAACTGTTGCTTCTGCATCTCAAATGAACGGTATTTGTGCTGGTGTTTATTGTGAAGGATCAGACATTGAAGTTGGATTTACCAATTCTGTTTCTACCGATGGTACTGTGCAGACTGTCACTAATACAACAGACGGACAGTGTCTTCTTGCATTAAGATTAAAGAACTCAATCAATGGACTGCCAGTAAGAGTTTTAGCTAGATTAAAAGAATGGGCTTTGTTCTCTTCGAATGATGCCCAGTATAAAATAGTTATATTCAATGATGAATCAAAGTTAAATGGCGCAACTTGGAATGCAGTTCCAGGGCGATCTGCATGTGAGTATGCAAAGAATGTGCCTATGGTTGCTGGATGGGCTGCTGATAATAACTATAGCGTTTTGATTGATGGTTTTGCTCAAGGTGCTGTTGGAGCTGGTTCAGGTACAAATGCTCTACGACAAATTGATAATATCAATAATACTATCTGTCAGAATTATGATAGCACAGGTAGTTTAGTTCTTGCGATTATTGCCTATAAGTTATCTAATAACTCTGACATGAAAGCCAATATGGTTTGGACAGAGATTAGATGATGGCTAAATAATAATAACCTTATTTAATTGATGGATAAACATGAAAAACTATAAACAGTTTATAAGACAACTTCCTAATAACACATTAGTGTGTGCAATGGGCGAATTTAGCCCTCCAACCACATCACATGAAATGTTAATTAAAACTGTGAAAGTCGTAGCAGAGCAAAAATCTGCAGAACATATAATATTCACATCTCCCTCTGAAATCTTCCGTGAAGAAAAGAAACAACATTATTTAAAAATAATGTTCCCAGAAACAAACTTTATTTCTCTGGGCGAAGCTAATATCTCTTTAGTTGTTAAAAAACTAACAGAAAAATATAAAAATGTAGTTTTTGTTATCAGCGAAGACCAAATCGAAAAATATAAATCTTTAAAAGAGTGTGATGTAGAATTAATTACAATTACAGATAAAAACCCAGATTCTGATTACCCCAAAATGAAACAGTATGCTACTAAAGGCATATATGAAGAGTTTAAAAAACTTCTCCCAAGCACAATTCGTGATATCGACGGTAAACTTCTTATGAATGAGATGCGTTACTGTATGGATTTAGAACCAATTAAAGAACAAATCCTTTTAGTTAAAGACAAATTGCGTGAACAGTATTTCCGTGGAGAAATTTTTAACGTTGGTGACATCGTTGAATCTGATAATAAACAATATGAAATAGTTAAACGTGGATCAAACCATTTACTTTTAAAAGAAGATTCAGGTCAATTGGTATCAAAATGGATTCAAGATGTTACAGTAATTCAAGAAGCTGTTATACAACCAACTGGAACAGATAAAATAGAAACAAATCAACCAGAATCAAGTAAAAATACAGATACACCAGTTAAACCAAAAGGTAAAGTTAAAGGTTTTCTAACTTTCTATAATTATGATGATAATAAAAAAACTATTCGTGAAGAAGATCTTGACGAACAGTTAAATGCACCAAACAATACAGCTAACAAATTTAACAACAGCGAAGCGAAAGCTAAAATTAAAGCACAGCTTGTTTTAAAACACGCTAAAGAAAAAGAAACTTTGTCACAGAAACATGCCAAAGAAAAACTTGCTTTAAGAAACGAAGCTAAAATAGAGATACCTAAAGACGCACCATCAGTAGAAACTATTGCAGCTAAACATAATGTTTCTGTTGAAGAGATTAAAACACAATTAAATATTGGAATGAAAATTGAAGCTGAACATGGTAAAAATCCAGGTTCAGAAAGAGAAATAGCTTTAGATCATTTAAATGAGAAGCCAGATTATTATAAAAAATTAAAACGTTTTGTTGAAGGTGTTGCCGAGCCTACAGGAGATTTAAAAAAAGCGTGTTGGAAAAATTATACTGCAGTAGGCACTAAAAAGAAAAACGGTAAAACAGTTCCTAACTGTGTGCCAGTTAAAGAAGATATTGAAGAATCTCGTGGACATAAGGTTATTGCTACATTCTTAAAGAATAGAGAAATTGCTCAAAGAGCTTTCACTGGCCAAAATAAACCAGTTGAAAAGAAACCAGAGCCAGAAAAGAAAGAAGTTAAAGAAGGTTTTGACGACTACCATGCAATTGCTAAAGAATTAGTTAAACGCCATGGTAAGAATGTAGACACTGGTCACATCAATGATCTAGCTGGAGAAAGAGATTCTCATAGAGGTTTAGATCATTCAGAAGTCATGCATCACGTTAATAAATTATTGAACGCTAAGAAAGAAGTTAAAGAAGAAAAATTAGAAAAAACACCACTAATAAAGAAATTAGCAAAGAAAATAATTAAAACTGACGAAACTGATCAAATTGATAGAACTCAATTAAATCCTACATTTGATCCATTTTTTAAAGAACAATTTGATTTATCAGATCAAGAAATAAATGATATGGTTGAACATGTGTCAGAAGATGAAATAATGTCTTTATTTGAAGAATCAGAATGGTCATTAGTATACGAAGACACTGAAGAAGAAGTTCCAGTTCATCCAGAAGAACATTTAATCGAATTGATGGAAGTTTTGTCAAGGCAAGAAAGAATGAGAGGAAAGATTCGTTTACGTAAAACTCAAGCTAAACGTAATCGTTCTACTAAAATTTCTTTACATCGTTATGCCAACCCACAAACAATTAACAAACGTGCACGAAGATTGGCAATTAAACTAATTAAACAACGTATGTTACGTGGACGTAATCTAGCAAAAATTTCAGTTGGTGAAAAAGAGCGTATTGAGAAAACTCTGGCTAAACGTAAAGATTTGGTTAATCGTGTAGCACAGAAACTTGTAGTTAGAATTCGTAGAGTTGAGAAAGCTAGAATGTCTAAAGGTGCTACTAAAAAAGGCAGTATGCCTGCAGTATTTTAAGAGGGAACTATGATTTCATTTAAAGAGTATTTGTCAGAAAAGAAAAAGAATCCATGTTGGACTGGTTACAAAAAAGTTCCAGGAAAAACAGACTATGAAAAAGATTCTTGTGTTAAAGAGGAATCAGAATCAGAGTTAGAAGAAGCCACCTATCAAGGTAAAACTGTTCCATTGAACAAACCAATGAAAGGCGACGTTAAAAAATCTAAAGTTTTTGTTGATCCAGACGGTGATGGTAAAGCTAAGAAAGTAAATTTTGGTGATAAAAAGATGACCATAAAGAAACATATTCCATCACGACGTAAGTCTTTCCGTGCTAGACACAATTGCGCAAATCCTGGACCAAAAGATAAAGCACGTTATTGGTCTTGTAGGGCATGGTAATATGAAAGAAGCCAGAACAGCATTAGCAGATACGTTTTTTATGTACCTAAAAGCACATTCCTATCATTGGAATGTAGAAGGAATTAACTTCCCACAATTACATGATTTTTTCGGTAATTTGTATGAAGAGTTACATAATGCGGTAGATCCTATGGCAGAACACATTCGTGCTTTGAACGAGTATGCTCCTAGAAATATAGAAGAAATGTATGACGACAAAACCATTGATTGTATGAACAAAGCCCATACAGCCAAAGAAATGGTTTCAGATTTATTAACTGCCAATACACAAGTTGTTAATAGCCTAAATAATTTATTCAGGGAACTTGAGAATAAAGGCGATCAAGGTTTTATGAACTTTGTTGCTGATAGATTAGATCAACATAAAAAGCATGGGTGGATGTTAAGATCCATCAATAAAGATGAGGAATAATATGGCAAAGACGCTAAAAGAAATATTAGAATCTTTCGAGTTTAATCGTGCTGCATTAGCCAAACAAAGATTAGCTAATTTACGACGTAGTGGTCGTAGAGTTAGTGGTGCACGCATTGCTAATCTTATGAGAATGGCTGGACTTAGAGAAGAAGAAGTAGATGACGAAGATCTAGATCAATTAGACGAAGTTTTAGCTGCCGATGCTACTGCTTCTGATTGGATCCATGACTTTGTGCATTCATCTAATCCTAAGTTTGCAGGTAAATCTAAAAAAGATCGTATTAAAATGGCTCTTGGTGCATATTATCACACTAAACATAAAAAAGATGGTGCTGGTGTAGTTGAAGAAGTAGAGTTGGATGAATCTGCTGGTGATAAATTATTACAGTCGGCTAGAGAATATAAACAAGGCTCACATGAATATCATAAAGGCATGATTAAGTATCATGATCATATGGCTGATGTTCATTACGGCACACCTAAAGGTAAAGAGCATGAAGAAAATATCAGACACCATGAATCAGAATTAGCTGCGTTAAAAACAGAAAGTATTTCTGATGATATTAGAGCTAGAAGCCAACAACGTATTAATGATCTTAAAGCAAAAAGTCAACAACGTATTAATGACATTACTGGAAATAGACCAGCTGGCAGCAAAAACTTTGATGGTAAAACTGGAAAACCTTTACACGCAGGTGCTGCATCTGCTGGTGCTGCAGCCAGACTTAAATCAACGTATAACTCTCTAAGCAAAGAAGAAGTAGAACAGATCGATGAGTTATCTAAGAAGACTTTAGGTTCATACGTTAAGAAAGCATCACACGATGCACGTATGATGGGTCAAATTGCTACTGACTTTGAAAATCGTGCAGACAAAATGCGTAAACAATCTAAAAAAGATTCTAATGAAAGACTAAACAGAAAATACTTAGAGAAAGCATGGAAACGTGATACTGGTATCGGTAAAGCTGTTGACAAGTTAACTAAAGAAGAAGTCGAGTTAGACGAAGGTCGTATGAAAGATCTTGATTATGACTTAAAAAACATGGGTCATGACGAGTTCCATAAACAATATGGTAAACCTAAATCTCATTTTGATCCTACAATTTTTAAGAAGCCAGTTCAAAAAGGTCATGAGATGGAACGTGCTAAAGAACTAGCTCATCGTGGTATGAGATCAGTATTATCTAAAGAAGAAGTAGAACGTATCGAAGAAAAAAATGCACAAATAGATGAAGGTACTTATAAACCTGAAGTTGAAAAATCATTTCCAGCTTCTGGTGTAAAAACTGGTGCTTCTGCTCCTAAAGGTAAAGCAAACACTATGCCTAAGGATAAAGAAAAAGCTAAAGGTCAGCCAGCTGGATGTATGGAAGAAACAGAAATGTATGAGCAATTAGTTCATGTGTCTGATGGTAGTAAATATGATGAAACTCCACATCCAAAAGATATTGAACATATTAAAACTGGTGCTATGCATACTGGTGGTCAATGGCACAGTCATACAGATAAAGGTGCATTGTTTAAATTTAAAACAAAAGAAGATGCTGAAAACTTTAAACGTCATGTAGATAAATGTCCACATAAAACATGTTATGCTGATTTAACAGAAGAAACCATAGACGAGGGTAAAGTATACGACCCTATCACTAAGAAAATGGTTGCTAATAAACCAATCAAAGTACAAGCTGGTG